GTAAATGTTACAGTATATGTTCCAGCACCAGAAGTTATATCATTTCCACTAAATATTCTATCAGGCATATCTATTGTAACTGTTACTGCTGAAACCACAGGAGTAGATGCTAAATCTCTTGAAATTAAAAACACTCTAAACTTGAAATATCTAGCAGTATAGTTTCCTATTACAAAATTTTGAAAAGCTGTATAAGTAATATTATCATCTGAAGTTGCTATTTCTAAATGAGCATCACAGTTTGCTGGGGTATCTCCATCAAAGTTAGATGATGCTGAATCAAACAATCCTGTTCTATTGTCAAATAAGTCATCAGGATTATCTGAACTTTGAGTTAATGATGCTGTAATTCTAGCAGTATGTTTAGCACCAATATCAATAACATCTGCAAATTCATAATTACCATTTCCATAGAAGTCAGCATTACTTGTACCAGAATCAAAAAATCTATCTGTTTCATCATCAAAATCTCCACTAGCTGAATCAAACAATTCTGAAGAATCTAATTGTATTGAATCATCTAAAATAATTGTGTTTGTATTTGTTCCTAAAAAATCAGGGTGTTCTGATTGCGTTGCTACTGCATTATGATTAACAACATCAGTTACATTTGAAATAATTGCAGTTGCGTTGGAACTAAAGTTTCCTAGTTTATCTACTGCCTTGATAAGATAAGTTCCAGCCCTAGCTGGTACTGATATTGAAGTTGCTGGTCTTGATACTTTAGAAACTAAATTAACTGAATTTTGCCAATCTGCTGTTCCATCTGTTTCTTCACTAAATCTTAATTGATAGTATGCTAAATCTAAGTCAGGTATTTGATTCCAACTTAAATGAGCCTCTTGTCCTACAATATTACATGAAAAATCTTCTACATCACTTGGTGGTGCAATAGCACCTATTATAGTTCTTTGTGCTGTTACATAAGTTGATGAAACACCTAAAGTATTTACAGCCTTAACTCTTACATCATAAGTTTCTTGGTCAATTACATTTAAAACTCTATGAGTTAATCCACTACCTTGTGCATATATAATATAATCTGAATCTGTACTCCTTTTGTACTCTACTTGGTAATAATCAACAAAGCTATCAGTAGATGCACCTATAGTTACATCTAATGCAACGATTACAGTTCCGTCATTGTATTCAATAAGTTGGTCATCTAAAGTAACACTTGATGGTGGCTGAATATTAAATGGATTAGGTAAATTAGTTGTTGGAACTGCTGTTGCTTGTGTTTTAGTAGCCCAAGTATAATGACTATCTTGATGCTCAACTAAAGATAATCCTATTGTAAAATCTTGATTAAATGTAATACCAATAACTCTAAAAGGTTTAGCACTAAAGCCCATAGAACTATGTGTGATATTTACAATATCTCCTATTGCTAAATCATAAGCATTAAAATTGATATTAAGACCTAAAGATAAAGCATCTCTTGATCTTCTTAAAATAACTTCAGCCATTTCTTCAGCTTGATATTTACTTGTTATTGTTGTGAAATCAAATCTACCCTCTAATAAAAATCCACCATCTTCTGCTTTCATTGTTGCGTGTTGATCTGCACTTGGTAATCCTGAATCATCTATTGGTGGAAATTGAGTTTCATTAACTTGATAGTTTCTATCAGGGTCTACAAATCCAACTATAACTCTATTATATCTTTCATTCTTAGGTGGTGTTGATAATGAATAACCACCAATAATATCATCTTCAGTTAATGTAATAGTTGCTGTGCCTGTTGTTTCTATAACAAGATTATATTTACCAGCATTATAAGGTAGATAACCTCTACAGCCTTTTAATAGTTCTCTAACATTTTCTATAATGTTTTTAGAAGTATCTAATGCTGTGTTTATATCAAATATATTAATATCATCTCCACCTGAATATGGAGTTACTTGTGTTTCGCAAATTACAGAAGCATCATAAAAACTTTGTAAATCTATTTCTGAATCTTGTAAGCCTTTTCCATATCTTGTATCTGTTAAATAATCTAATAAACACCATGCTGGATTAGTTTCATAAGTAGCTGATTGTTCTACTAAACTTGCATTAAATGTTCTAACTTTTTTACCTTGTATCTTTGCTTGTACTTTTGGAATACCTGTAAATGCGTCTTGATTCCATTTAAACCTTATTGCTAAATAACATAAACCAGATAATTTATGATTAGTTCCCCAACTAGCTAATGTAGATAATAATGTTGATGCTGATTGACCATCAGTTCCATAATGAGGCTCAACTCTAATTAAACTTTCTCCGTCTTTATAAAAATTACTATCTCCACTATCTACTTCAACTGATGTACCATCTGAAAAGCTAGATGCAAAACTAACTACTTTATCATCTACTCTTATTTCTTCTATATCGTTTATCTCTCCCTCTGACATAACGATTGCCATATATAAATAGGTATTATCTGTTCCTGATGTTTCCATGAACACTCTAGTTCCACCTGTTAATCTTTCTCCATAAATTACAGGAATATTAGAGTCGTTAGATTGTTTGTTAATTAATAATCCTCTTTCAAAGTCATCAAATTGGTTAGTTCCAAAATCTTGTATTTCAGGAACTTTTGGTCTTAATGCCCAAGATATAAATAAAGTTATTCCTAAAGACACTAAAGGATTCATGTTTGTAAAGAATTTTGAAACTGAAGTTACTGCTTTTACAAATCCACCCATTATAACCAAGCCTCTTTAGTTGTTCTTGTTACAGTTCTGATAATTTTATTATCTTTAATTCTTATCCAGTTAATCTCTTTACCTATTCCAAATTGTTTAGTTAGGAATGATTTAGTCCACTTCATAATATTTTTAAGATTATATTTACAGATTGTTTCTATATGCCAAAGATTATTACCTGATTTCCAATCTTTATTATCTATCAATCCTGTTTGTTTAAATTTATTATGTGCTTTATCAGATAACAAACCCCAATTAGTAAATCCTATTAATTTGTTATTATCGTAATGTTTCTTAAATTGATTTAAAGATATGCTAGGCATAAGATAACTAATTAAATCATTATCTGAACAATCATCATATCTATTATAGTTTCTATAAAGAGAGATAATATCTTGCATTATGATCTACCCCATTTAATATCTTGTACTGTTTGAGATGCAAAATCCATACCAACATCTGTACTGAAGAATCTTTGTTGTGATGTATTGTTTGTTTTACGACCATTCTTTTTATTAAAGTCAGCCCAATGTGATACAATAGATAATGCTACTGTGCTTGATTTTTCTGTTTCTTGTATTTCAAAATTCTCGATATTACCTTTGTAAAGTAAAAAAGGGTCAGCAACTAAAGTATTATCATCTGCTAATAATCCTCTAAAAATACTAACTTCATCATTAATTACATTTTCATTTAATACTGTTGATATAAATGTTTGATCTGCACCTGATAAGGTTAAGCTAATACTAGATTTACTTACATCTGTTTGCTCTGAAAAATCTGATATTCCTAATATAAAATCTGATGCGTTATAAGTAACTGATGAGCCTGATACTGATGATGTTAGCGAAAAGGAACAATCAGTAAAATTAACAGGAGTGCTGAACCCAATAGTGATAAGATGTACTGGTCGAATATCATTTGTTGCTAATTGATTTTTGATCGCTGTTGTTAGGCTTCTCGTCATATTCTTCGTAATTACTTTGGGTTATGTTTTCAGTACCTTTTACCATAGTAAATTCAAATTTGCTATTAGGTTTCTTATATTCCTTTAGATCGTTAATTGCTGTATCTATTTCATCTTCATTTACTATAGCTTCGGCTATAAAATCGGCAGTTATTTTGTGAACTATTTTATACTTTTTCATTATAAGTTTTCTATTAAGTCTATTTGATACTTATAAAGATCGTTAGTTACAATGTTATATTCTTGAATATCGTTTTTAAGTCTTACAGTAAAATCAACATTATCATAAACCAATGCAACATCATTTGCTACATCTGATCTTAATGGTGGTTCAAATGTAAGTGTACCAGAGCCAGTTCCATCTGCATCTAAATCTTCAACACACATATAAACTTTATCTTGTCCACTAAATCTAAAATAGTCTCCAGCTTTTAATATTCCATTTGTGCTTAAAGTCATACCATCTATTGTGCAAGTAGTAGCACCAGCAGATATAGCACCATCAACACTTATAGTTCCTGTAGCAACACCTTGTGCATTTGAAACAACTGGTGGAATAATTGTAAATGTATTTAATCTTGATCTTTGTTTCATTAAAAATGCTTTGATCGGTGCAAAGTTTGCTCTAGTCATTGGTGCGTAATCTAGGTTAATTGTAAATTTTTGTCCATCAATTTGTCTTGTTTGTACTCTGCCAGATGTAGTAACTGAAACTATTGTATTTTGTTCAGAACCTATTTGAGCATCACTTGCAACAGGAGATGTTGGAAATTGTCCAGCCATATTATACTAATGCCTCTTTACCTTTTTCATTTAAAGCTATATTTACTGCATTAACGATTGTTGATCTATTGTCAATTAATAATTCTTTAACACCTCTTACATCAGTTGCACTAACATTTATATTAACTGTATTAACACCATTCATACCACCTGTTCCTCTAGCAGATTGTGTAATTTGTCCTGTTTGGTTTGGAATAAATAATTCAGCACCTCTTTCTCCAACAAGATAAGGCTGTCCTTTTTGTACTGCACCACCTCTTGCTCTGGTTTTTCCACCCATTCCCATGCCACCATCTCTAGCACCACCAATACCACCAAATCCCATAGAAGCACCACCTGTTAAGAAAGCTAATATTGTAGCTAATGCAACTTGTATTTTTAATTCTCTAGTAAATGCTCTTGCTTTTTTAAGTTTTCTATCTTCGCCTTTTTCTAAATCAATG